GCTCATGGACTAACTATTACAAATACATGGTCGTTTACTAGAATATATGCGACAGCTTCAGATCCAGTTGGATTAGTGTATTTTTCTATACCAGGCAATGGTGTAAGTATTACTGTAGACGCTACAAATGTAAATATAACTACGACTATAAACATGACTGCTTATACTACTGTTTACTGCGTGCTTGAGTTTCTGAAATTTTGATACTATATTGAAGATAGTTCTACTCATATGGAACTCCTTTAGGACCGGGACTTAGCAGACCGGTCTTTTTTATTGCAATCTTGAAGTAGTTGGCGTTGCGTAAAACGTCATCGCATGCATCTGAAAGTCATCAAATGCTATATCTACATTAGTTATCTGTTCTTCGCTCATAGTTATTTGCAACTGTATTGTTTGTCCATCCATTTGAGGATAGATTGGATGCCATAATTGATCCATCTGAGCTTCAAATGGCACTAAGGCATATGGAGATGTCTCCAATATTCCATTTTGTCCAAGTAACGCGCCAGTTGCTTGCCCACTTTGCGTTACATTAAATTCAGAATCACCCATAAAGCAATTAACAGTAACTTGCCCATTATCAGTTTTATCAACGTAGAAATCTACTTTAGATATATAAGCATTTCTTCCTTGATCAATATAAAAGTTATACTGCTTAGTCTTAATATCTATGTTAGAAACTATAGCCGCAGTTCCAGCTCCTGTGTAAACTCCAGCAAAAGCAGGCTCTTGAATCCATATTTCATCTTCAGAAATCCAATTTACTTTATATATCTTATTATTAATACCAGCTATACCCTGGCAATTGTCAATATATACAAATGAATCACTCAACATATTATGATCATAAATAATAATAGAAACCCACCCGTTTCCCGCATCGGTTGCATTAGTTATCTGCAAAACACTGGCATTACCGTTATAATCTGGATGCATTAAGAACACAAAACCTTGCTGATTTCCAGCAACCACATTCAGAAACTTAGCTTCGTCTTGCCCACTACCCCATGGGGCTACACTCTGATCCCAGGTACTTTTCCACGTATCCCATGTTAGGCCATTTCCTGGTTGGTAATATCCAAAAGCAGTGATTGAATCTTTAAATATAGACCATGAACCTGATAAATAATTATATACCAATATTCTGTTTGGATACTTTGCTGTTGTTAATCTATATGGATATGCCCAATAAACCATTTGTGTAAAGTAATCTCTTATTCCGCAAACACGCTCTACTCCACTGTCATCATTAGATATATCAAACACTGAATCTGGTATCTTTTGGTCTATACGCTCTACGTTAGCGCCGTTACAAGCATGAATGCCTGTCTGGCCAATCCCCATAACTACTTTATCAAATGAAACAGCAGACTTTATTGATTCAGCCCCTAATTCAGAGTTAATTCTTTGCCACACAAAAGGCAAGACTTGGTTTTGAGTATAAGAAAGCTCCCATGTAGAGCGTTCAAAATAAACAATAAGTCTGTCTTTTATAAACGCGCAACTTATAATAGCTTCTTTAACAGGAGCATCAATAAATCCACCCTTGCCAGGAATATCTTCACGCCAAGCGTTAACATCAGCTGACACCAAAGGCGTTCCGTTTTGCGAGAATCTACATCTGTTTGTGAATTGCTCTGTTGCAGCTCCAATGCCTTCAAAAGTATTAAGGCAGACTAATCTACCCTTAAATGAAACTATAATTCTAGAAGACTTTAATGTAGTTCCGCCAGTATTAACAGTTGGATTTAGGTTTGTCCATGCTATACCATTCCAATATTTGATAAAATCAGCAGGATTACCATTTACTGCATATAGAATATAATCTTGAGCATCAACACCGCGCCAATTAGACGCCCAAAAGAACTGATGATCATTTCCAGTCCAAACAGCATCACCTATTCTTTCCCAGGCGTTGCCATCATACTGATACGCAAATTGAGTGTCAAAAGCGACTGTAGGCTCATCATTTATAGCCAATGCATTATATTGAACTATTCCCATCACAGGTTCAGATGGGTAAAAATAAACGGCGGTATTTGGATTCTCGTTGTTTCCAGTTATATCTATAAAACTATATGACGGATCAACTGGATCAGCATTAAAAGTAGCAGTAGCAACAGTTGAAGTTGTCTTCATATCACCATTCAACTGATATGCTGTGAATATTTTATCACCAACCGAAAACATTTGGCCAATTTTAAATATAGTTCCTGGCATAGGATGAACGAGCGGCAAAACACCGCCAATTATTCCCTGGAAATCCCCCCAAGCATCAGTTGTTCCTATATTTATTCTTAATCTAGTATGCAAAGATTGCAACCCTGCATCAGGGAATGCATTCATAACTCTAGAGCCAAATCTTTTACGAACGCGACCTCTAAATATATAAGCATTGATTAGATCACTGAACGCTTGTTCCTGCAGCATCCAAGGTCTGGTGTCATGCTGCTCACCATCAAATGGAGCTATCATAAAACGATCAATTTTTGCCATATTAGTTTCCTATAGTTAGGATTCTTATAGATCCAGCGCCTGAAGAACTCACAGTAAATTGTGTGTTATTTGTTATTCCTGTTAATTGCACCGAAAGTCCTGCTGTTGCCGGAGTTATATTAACACTAAAAATTGTTGTTAAAGCTACAAGCCCAGGCAATGCAGGTAAAGTTATTGTTTGAGCACCAGCTACAACTGCAGAAGTATCCCATCGCATAATTACACCAGAAGGTAAGTATGTCCAACCATTCATTCCTAAAACAGGAGCAGCAGAACTTAAAATAGAAGCAGACATAGGAATATCTGAAGTTCCAGCAAATGTTTGATTGTGTATATAAGTTTGATTCTTAGCTGTTGCTGGATTCAAAAAATTATAAAAACCATTATTTGCAGCCAATGCTGGAGCCGCTGCCTGAACTGGAAGCGTAACTTTATTATGCATACCCTGGTTAGCAAGGTCGAATGTAACGTGATCTATATCTACTAAAGTTTTTATTCCTGTAAAGTTCGCCAATATTTGAGGTTGTGAATCTTTCGGCCTGTCACCGCCTTGAGGTATATTTGGATTATATGCCATTTTATCTCCTTAAACGTGCTGCCACGCTCTTTTTTTAATTATATTATTAACATGACCAGCAGTTAAATTAAACATTTCCCCAATTTTCCACTGAGCCATGCCTTTAGATCCTAGTTCTCGTATCTTTAATACATCTTCTTTTGTTATTTTTGCTTTTAAATGATTTTCACCGTGCAAACTTCTTCCCTTATTAATCATATCCTGCGTATTTTCTTGCGTAGTTCCAATCCATAAGTGCGCAGGTTTAACGCACCTAGGATTGTCACATTGATGGCAAACACACTTTCCTTCAGGAATCTCTCCATTAAATAAAATATAAGAAGCTCTATGAGCAGAAATAGATTTTATAGGGAAAAGAGAAAATTTACCATATCCACGTCTATTTATTCCACCAGTCCAAATCCAACAAGAATCTGCAACATTAACATAAGATAAAAATCTACATTGATCAGAACAAAAAGCTTTAGAGCACTTTTTATAACAAAGTTTTCCACATTGTTCGCATGGATATTCTCTTACTCTTCCAACTCGTCTCGCATACTCATTTGCATATTTTCTTCTAAGACTACCTAGTTTTCTAGCATTTTCTACCGCCATCCTGCTTTTGCATTTTCTGCAGATAGATCTAACATATTTCTTTTTAACAATAATATAATTACTCGAATCCAAGATAACATTGCATATGCGACAAATTTTTTTCATGTAATCCCTATAGTTTTTATTATTAAAAACCACCATTACTGTTAGGTCCAAATGGAATAGTTTGATTATTGTTCTCAGTATATATGGTGGCAGTACGCTGGCTTGCATATTGTACTATAGTTCTTCGGTTAATCAAACATTCTTGCTTTTTGAACTCTGGCATTAATAGAGCAACACTTTCCATATCCATACGGTCTTGGAAAACTTTCAGCGAGCTGCCGATCGCTATATACTGCCACCACTCTTCAAGCTCTGGAGATCCACCGGCAACTAACAACTCTGTAGGCCTAACATATACTTCCATATTGATTGGATATGATTGATCTGGCACTGGTCTTACTATAAAACTTCCATCAAAGAAACATACAGTTGTAGGTCTAGATGTTTGTACTGGCACATACTGACAATTTACAGCCGCACCTTGCTCTGGAGCTGTTGCGAAAGTAACTGTATAGTCGCCAGTAACATAATTTATATAGTTGTTTGGATCTAAAGGTCCAACAACTGGTTGACCAGGAACACCAAGTTGACCAAATTCTGCATTAAATGGAAAATCTGCCATAACTAAGCCATCACCATTAACGTCAATGGAACTGAAAGCAACATTGCCCCTAATAATACAAGTACCTGGATTTAAGTTTGGCAACACGCCAGTATATTGCAACACAGGAGGATTAGATCCTGAACCAATTTGAAATATAGTAGATACCTTTGGATACATTCCATAAAGAATCTCTCTAGATTCTAAGAATGTAGCCTGATATCCAGCCACATAAAAAGGTGGATGAACTGTTATATTCTTTTGATTAAATTGATATAAGGGTGTATTGACACCATAAGAATCAGGATCGTAAACATCCACATACGGCTCAGTAAAAAACTGAAATGATTTTCTTAAATTAGATAGTCTTAAATGTTCTGGGAAATCATACAAAACAAATGTATTTATATACTCATCTATCTGGGCATCGGTTAATTGTGCCGGAGACAAGCTACGAGTCAGTCTGCGAACTTTGGTACGTATCGCAGCTAGTGAAGAATCTGCCATAATTAACTCCTACAAGGCTAAGCTTCTGTCGTTATTGTTTATTTAATAGTACCAATAGCAAAAATATCTTCCAAATTAATATGGAAGAACATTTCTTGTCGCGTATTTTAATAATGAATTTATTTCACCAACTGGAGTAACCTGCGCATATTGTTTATCTCTAGGAAACTTAGTAGGAACAGAAAAGTCTCCAAACAAGCTAGAATCAATATTAATTCTAAAAGAAGTGGCGTCGATTATCTCAACTATTTCACCAACCTTTTTATTTAATAGCTGAGGTTCAAAGCCCAACGGCATATTAATACGAACAATCATACCAACTTGATATTGATGAGGTAGAGTAGTTACTATTCTAGTTAAGCCATGAGCACTTGAATTAATAAAGTTTATTGGACGCATTGCAGGCTGGAAGACAGGCGATGTTTGAGCTAAGATAGGCATTACACTCTCCTTATTTTAAAATATTACAAATTTTACATTCCACTTATAGCAGAACCAATAGGATCAACACCCTCAATATCAATAAATTCTAAACTCTGGAAGCTGCATCGTCTTACTTTTGAAACAACTTGGCATGATGGCCTTCCAGCTTCGTCTGTCTTATGTTGATATGCTGGATACCAACAATTTGTATTTAAATGTTTAGCTACTCCCAAAGGTATACTTACAATCTCGCCATCTCGCATAGAGTATTTTTCTATAGGATCACCCTTATACACTCTATGAACAAATTCAAACTTTCCCTTTGGAACTTCGTGATATATAAATTTACCCTTTACGAGCGTACGATCTTTATTTCTTTTAAACTCTAAATCTTCACTTACTGATTTTACTTCTTGATTCTTAACAGGCGAAGCCATTGTTTCCCTTTCTAAATTTTTTTGCTATATTCTTTTTGCATCTAGTCACTCACTTAGATGTGTTTGTTTCATAAAAGACAGGGTTCCCTTTTTACCCCTGTCTTTTTTTATTACTCGTTGTTTACGCTAAACGATTTACCAGCTCTCCAGTAAATAACATCATTAGCTTGACCAGCAGGGCTATCAACACCAGCTGCCAATCTAATACCAATGTAATTTTGATTTCTTGTAGCGTCAGCAAGAATATTAGTTCCAGCTGCCAATGCTGCTGCTGTATCTTCGCCAACTGGCACAACCATTGCTGGTGTAAATCCAGCTGCTGCAACTGCTGTTGTTGGGAATGCAAATATACCTAATCCTCTTGTATCAAGATCAACTGTTATTGTATTTCCCGCAGCTGCTGTTGCTGTATTTACAGCTACAATTGTTGCGATTGTTGGAGCTAATGTCATTGTGTATTGAGACGGAATACTAATTCTTACTTTTTGACCAACTGAGAATCTATGTGTCACACTCAATCTAATAACAGCTTGAGCTGCATTAGATACTGCTGTTATATATCGTCTTGTTGGATAGAAAGGAGATCCAAAAGATCCTAAGTTTACTTTTTGCCAGTTACCTGTTGTAGCAGCAACTATTTGTGGCATATATTCTAATGAGAATGTACCAGCAGTTAATGTGCTGTAACCAACAGTAAAGTCCATACCGCTTAATTGGACACCACCAGCAATATTTGTCAATCTAATGACATCGCCAGCAGTTAAACCGTTAACTGCTGTTTCTGTTACTACAGGAATTGCAGCATTGGATATAGCTGTTACATCAGTATGTAAAGTTCCAAGTGGAGCAAGATCCGTATCAACTAATGTAAATCCACCTGCAACTACAACGAATTCACCAGCAGCTCCTAAGGCGCCTTTTGTGGTTTCGAATGCAGAATCAGCAGGCATACCTCTAAACCATTTAAACTTTACACCAACAGCGCCAACTTGAACGGCTAAAGCTTGTGTATAGTTATAAACTTCAATCCAATCTACGTCAGATCTAATAGCCAAGCTTAAGTTTATACCATTAGAAGTAAAACGACCTTGTTGTATTATTGTGTTATCCATATTTTCTCCTTAGTTTGCCAATGTGCAACGTAGGTTTAGTATCCATAAATCGTTCAATATACGCGGTACTTCAGCGAACTTGTAGCCAACACTTGCGTTTAATGCGAGTGGTCCATCATATAGAGGTGGTCTATATATGAAAGATGCGCTATATCCGTCTTGCTCTATACATGCATATGCTTCCATGCCAACACAGAAGATATTATACACTCTAGCGCCCAAAGCAGATGCATTCGCAACTGAAGATCCAATAGATGAAACTAAGAATCTCAAGTTACCAATTGCTCCCCACTCAGAACGTAATGCTGCTGTAGGAGATGGATATTGATTCTTGTGTTGGAAGCTATTCACTCTGTTCATATCTTTTGTCAAATCTGTATGACAAAGAGCAAAGTAGGCATCTTTTACAGGTGCTGTTCCCATCTTGTCTGCACCCTCAATATTGTCAAGCACGGTATAAGCGTCACTTCCCAATAAAGAACGTGTTATATCATCAACGTCAGTTTCTGTTAATTCTGTAGGGTTGTCACCGTTCACTCCGCCAACGCAGTTTACAAACGCCGCTGTACCAGCCAACATATCTCTTGTTAGTTGATCCTCTGTTTGTCTTCAATCTATTACTTTTATGACCTAAATTCACTTTAGGCGGAGGGTCTTGTTAATCCCCTCTCACCATATTTCTATGGTGTTTGGACTATAGCATACGCATTTTATTGCGTCTTCACCGTTTAGTCTCTGCTGCTGCACTCTTTTTAAATCTATGTTATACTTGTATAGTCTAAGACTAAACTTTTTAACAAAGGATTTAATATGTTTACAGAAAAACAGTTTATTTATCTTGCAGGTATTGTAGATGGAGAGGGAACTTTCTATATTAGTCCAGCTCCTCATTTCAGACATCGTATTATGGTAGTAAATACTGATGAGAGAATGATTAGATGGTTGTTGAATAATTTTGGAGGCCTTGTTTATAAAAGAACCGACAAAAAGCATCCGCATTGGAAAATGAAATACGAATGGGTTCTTTCTAAAGCCGATATTATTCCAATATGCAAAGGCCTTATCCCACATCTTACCTGTAAAAAAGAACAAGCTGAATTGATGATTAAACTTAGAGAGTCTTTTATAAGTAAACCAGGAAATAATAAGAAGATATCTTGCGATATTCTTAAATTTCGAAGTGAATGTAAGGAAAAAATTTCTCAATGTAATCATCGTTCTCCGTTAACAATTTAGATGCTTGCATCTGATTGTCTTCGCCATTACGCGGTCAGAGTTTCCAGGTATTTAGGCAAAGTTTAAAGTCCCCAAGCCATTTAGGGACACTCCCAATCTCACTGTTGCTTCGTTAAGAACAGGGTCTTGGTTTTGTAATGTACATTGCTCATTCAAGATTAAGTATGTTCCATAAAATTGAATTGTAGCATCTATGTCAACAGCAGTTAGAGTTTGGGCCGGAGGAGTTGCGCCCGTATCTCCTAGTGCCACCATTGCTGCGCCCAAAGGTGAATATCTTCTCATACGAAGAGTTGTTCCACCATTCCTAGGCATAGTTTTAAGTAGGGCTGGAATTTTATGAATCATATTTGGAACCGGTACCGCTAGCAATTTCAAACTGAAACTTTGCTGTACTGGAGCAGGTAAAAGGGCTGTAGTAGTTATAGCCATGTTTTCCCTTAAGTTAAATAATTAATCAAAGTCACAACTAATGTTGCTAATTTGAAAGATTTATTACCTTAAGACTGGATGAAGTCTTGATTTTACATCCGAAAGGAGGGGACTAATCTCCGTAAGTCCGACGAGGTAACGACTCTCGGTACGTTGAAGGAGTTGACGAATCTCCGTACGTCACAATAAGTATAATACCAAAATCCAAAAACTTACAAGCAACTACAAAAAAGAAGCCCCTGGATAAGGTAGGGCCAAACCAGGAGCAACCGTAATAATCACCTATAATTATATAGCCATAGGATAAAGAAGACAACCTATGGCTATTAGAAAGATGAAGCGCAAATACTTCATATAGAAATAAAAAGAAGCAACTAAGTTTATATATCATTCATCTGGAAAGTGATTGCTATTTATTTAGAAGTGATATACAATATACCCATGGAAAACACAAGAATTTGCAATAACTGCAAAATAATAAAATCATTTTCTCTCTTTCATTGGGATAAAATAAACAATATCCCAAAATCTATCTGTAAATTGTGTTATAATGCACAATGCAAGAAATACAGAAAAAGCAAAGCTGGAAAACAAACATATAGAAAATGGGTAACTAGCTTAAAGGGCAAAAAAGTCCGACATAACGCTATCACAAAATGGCGAGAGTTAAACGCTATTAAGCGATCTGCCCATACAGCTGTTAGCAATGCCCTTAGAGATAAAAGATTAACTAAACTTCCATGCTGTAAATGCGGAAAGCTAAAATCTGAAGCTCACCACACTTCATATGAGCCAGAAGACTGGCTAAAAGTAATATGGTTTTGCAAAAAGCATCACTCAGAGATAACATTCAAAGACGAATAACTGAAAACATCGACCTACTCATTCATTTGAAAGTGGTTCCCGTCCGATCTTGATTTAAAATTTCCACCCCAGCGGTTTGCTGGATCCAAAGCTTCCCAATATTTACCAAATGGCTCGTAATCTTTTGTATCAGGGAAATAACTTCCTTCAGGAGAGAATAAGTTTATATCTATAGCAAGACGTTTACAATGCAAGCTATTTACAATTCCTTTACCTTCTTTGGAGTATGCAAGTGCTTGTGCTTGGGTTCTATAAGTTTCCCCTAAAGAGCATGAATATCCTTGAGTAAAGATAAATTCTATAAGTTTAGCTACATTGCGAGCGAATACTGCCTGTTTTTCAGATAATTTCTTCATTTCCAACTACCTTTACATTCTTTTTCTTGCTTCATTCATCTCATTCCACAATCTTTTCCTGTCAGACTCAGTAAATTCACCGTTAGCGAAAGCATTTGCCTTTGTTAATGGCGATTCACTTTGCTGCGGACTAACGGATGCTAATGGTCTTGGCTTAACGGTATTTCTTGCAACCCTCAAGCGATCATTTTGCAACACTGGATCTTGATGTATGCCAAACTGTTTAATCATTGTGTATGCGGAAACTGCCTTGCTATAAAGATCAGTTGATGCATTCAATGTATTTGCAATCTCAGGATATTGATCTCTAAGCATTGCTATATTTTCTTGCGATACAACTCTATCAAAGTCAGGATATGCGGACTTGATTCTAGCTTCAGTTATAGACTCAGAAGACTGTGATTGATAGCTATGAAGCTGCTTTTTTAACTGCTTCATCTCTTTATACATCTGCCTAAACTGCTTACCCTCTATAAGAGCATCATCTTCTATATTTATATCATCATCTTCTGGTTCTATTGGAGACTGCTGCTTTGGCATCTGACTTTGCATTTGCTGCATTTGCATTATGCGCATAAGCTCGTCTCTTTCTCTTTCAGCCTTCTTTTGAGCTTCGCGCAATTCACGTATTCTTTTTGATGATGGAGACTCTTGGTTTCTCTTTTGTTGAGGAACAACTTCTTCAACATCATCATCTTGATCAGTCTGTGACAAGTCGTCACGATCTGAATCTTCAACTGTCGACAAATTGTCGGCATTTGAATCGTGAACATTTTGTGTACTGTTGAAAAAATCTTGAGAAACTTCTTCAGGTACAGGCGCAATGGCGCTATCTCCATTGGATGGTTGTAATTCCAAAGTAGATGGCGCCGCTGCTATTGGAGTTTCTTGATTAAGAGGTGGCACTGCAATCTCAGTTTGCTGGCCTTCTTGAGTGTAATAACTTCTATTTAAAGGTTTACCTATTGCCATTATTTTCCTTCCAATATAATTCCTGTTTCAATGTTTTCACCGTTAAGTTTTCTACATAATCTCATTAACTCTCCATTAGAAAAAGCTATTACAAATTCCAATAATAATCTCTCTTCTGGAACTACAAGATGTGCATTATTTAAAAACACATGACATGTCTCACGATCTGGAATAGTCCAAATATACTCTAAGTTTCCAGAATCATAGTGATATTTATATACAGACTGATCGTAGTCTGGCGTTGGGCATGTAGATCGTTCTGCAAAATAATTACGCAGAACATTCTCTAGAAGTTTCTCTTTTTTAAGTATAACAACCACAAAAAAGTCATGCTTCATGCTTTTTAAGCCACGATCAACCGCTATCGAAAGGTTATCTATGTAATCTTTATGAATTTCTCTCTGAATCTCTACAGGATCTCTAGTCTCTGGAGCTTTTTGTTGTAACTCACTGGCAATTGCACCAACGGTCTTCTTTTTCATATATTTCCTTTTTTAGGTGCCAGTGGGAATTGGGAATCGAACCCAAATCTGCCCCCCTAAGTGGAGACCTTCTACCAATTGAACTATTCCCACTGCGCATTGTGATGAACTATTTATTAATATGCTATAGATTTCTAAAAAAGGAAATAAAAAAGGCGCTACAACTTGAGGAGCATCCATTGGGGATAGTTGTAACGCCATAGTCAATATCTGTTTTACAGCAGCTTATTTTTTCTTCTTTTTGGGCTTTTTGAGCTTGCTAGCCTTAATTTCCTTTATAAGCTTCTTATCTTCAACCGCTTCTCTTTCGAAAGTTTTTATATCTTCTTTAAGATGCTTAACAACTTTCTTTTTCATTTTCTTTGCCATATTAAACCTCATCATTATAGTTTCTCAAGTGCTCTACCTGAGATCCTATTGGAAACACTTTATACACAGGCTCTTGAGACAAGTTAGCAATAGCAGTATAGTCCATCTTTACTTTTCTACTATCTATTTGCTCCTGTCTTCTTACTGGATCAACTTTCTCGCAGAAGCTTCCCCCTACAAGCATAATATCAATCTTCTTCATATATCTCCTTAAAGCTCTGGGCCCGCGCGGGCCCAGATATATTGCTTATCTCGATCTAATAGAGTCCCAATAGCTAGACTTTTTGTTTTCTTTGTTACCAGAAATGTCTTTGCTATTTTGCATATTAGCAGGTTTTCCTAATATGCCCCAAGCAATCTTCTTACCTTTGCCTGGCATTCTTACCATGGCAGGCATGGCTTAATACTTGCTTTTTGAGCGATGTTTTCTTGCTTGAGAAACATCTGCACCTGTTTGTGCATTGATACCTGTAATACTATCGTTAAGCTCAGGAGAAGCTTGGCCAATATATTTATCAGCTGATGACCAAGCATGGTACTTGGCTGTTTGTGGCATATTAGCTACTGCTGATGTATCCGCACTGAGCATTCCACCTTTATTTGACTCTTCTTCGTAATAACGTTTTGCCATTGTAGGCCTTTCGTAGAAACTGCAGACCACATAAGTGCTGCAAGGTTAATAAAATTCCTCTATCCACTAAAGCCCAGATAAATTCTGAGCTATATTAGTTTGTTGCTGTTGCATCTCTTGCTGCACTCCAGGCATTTCCATCTTTGCTCCTTGTTGTATTGCAGCTTGTTGCAAAGTGTCTTCACCCTTCTTTTGGATGCTATTTTCTTTAACCATCTGAGATAAAGCCACTAATTTCTCAAGATGCATTAAATCCAAGCCTTCCATTTCTTTTATGGCCCTAACTAAGTTGAGCAGTGCGGCTTCTTCGTCTTTATGTGCTGCCGATTCTCGTTCAGTAGCTAAGGCCTGATTCTCTTGTATTCTAGATATACGCTCCAAGCCAAGACCTGTATCTGCTTTTGCTCTAGCCTGTAATAACTCAGTTTGAGCCTGCAATTGCTGCATTTCATATTGAGCTTTCATTTGCTCTACTTGCGCATTTTGCTGCTCTTGAGCTTGAGCATTTTCAATAATCTTCTTCTTACCCTGCATTGTTGAAGCATCAAGTAGATCTTGCGTAGATATAGGAACTCCAGCTTCTCTAAGCTGCAATAATTGAGCAAACTGCATTTGTCTTTGAGTCGTTGTATTCAATCCCTCTTCAACAGCAGCATCATACCGACCAAAAGATTTATTGTAGAACTGGTCGGCAGGTTCTTCTTCTATAATTCTTTTAATTTTTCCAGGAGTAAAGTTTGCTTGAATGATATCTACCATAATTTTACCAAGAAGCTTTTGGGATCTATCCAATTGATCAAATAGTACTTGAAGAGTAGTAAGCCCAGCGCCTTGCCTTAAAGCAGAAAGAACACCTGCAACATCTTCGTTGCTGGAACCTAAAAGCTCCTCATTAACTCCAGATATCTCCATAACTTCTCTAGCAAGCAATTCAGATAACTGTATCATCGAAGGTGGTATCTGCGGAGCAACTATCTGCTGAACATCCGTCATCTGTGCTTCTTCTTTAAGCGCTAATCCTCTACCTTGACCATACATGAAAACGTCTTTTGGATTAACAAGCGCATTTTCCTTATATATCCATCCAGAATTGATTTGACTCTCAAGTATGTCTAACTCTATAACCCTGCGTCTATTATATAAGTATTGTGCGTCCCTAAGTCCACGGATTATTCCCTGTATTCTATAAGAAAATTCACTAATTTGAGGGTTATAATACCCCAAAACAGGCACAAAAGGGTAATTATCGATACCAAGAGGATTTGGCCCATCATACATCACCTTTCCTTGTATAACTATCGCCAATTTAACAGTTGGAACTTCACTTTCAACAAGTGAGATCGTAGGATATTCTCTTAGAAACTCTTTGAGCCTGTCCGGATCATCTTTTGTCCATTCTTGAGTCTCACCAGTCTCCGTATCAACAAGCAACTTTTGCGTTCTATAGTCTTTATAATAGAATTCATCGTACGTGAGTAGGTTTTTATAACCATAATTAAGGCTCTCGGGCATAAATTGAAATTTCCCATCTCTGCCCGTCCCTGAATCTGCTCCACTGAGCGCAAGGATCTCTTCTTTTTTTCCAGGCATAAGCGATATGCACTCTCTTCTAGTGAGAAATGATCGCTTCCAAAGCGCATTGCAATCAGACAAATCTGCCTTGCGGAAATAAGGATCAACAAGGAAGCTATTATACGAACAATTATCAACTCTAATGTTTCCATTAACCGGATCATTGCGGAAATCCACCCAAACTTGTAAAAGATTCATTCCTGTAACTAATGCACCCTGAAAAGACTCAGATATTGTCTCCAGAACACCCTCTTGCTGATTAACCCACATCAATACTTTTGTAAATTGATCAGCAGTCTCAGAGTCTCCGTTCTCTACTGGCGTTACCACTGTAGACTTACGATTACGCCTCTGATGACCAGAAACCATATTAACAACGCGTTTTATTCTGTTGAAATTAAAAGTTTTATGCCTGTTAATAAAGCTATTTCCATAAAGATCATTCCAAAGAGTTTGATCGCCAGCCTCAAACTTACAGTCTATCGAAGCCTCATACCAAAATGCTTGGTTTATCGTGATTGCAGAGTCATAGAAATTCTGCATCTTCTGTAAAATTTCTCTGTCACCCTCGTCATAGTACTCAGGTTGAAGATTCGGAAATAACATTCCACATCCCTTTCTAAAATTACTAAAAGCAATAACGCTTTTTATATAATTCTAGAATTGGCAATATTATATATCAAGTTTATTGTTCAGATCACCTAGTAGATTTTCTCTTCCCCTTTTTAATCTAACTGCTCTTTTGCTTGGAACAATAATAGGCTCACCAACTATCTTATCTGGCATACGAACAAAGCAAGGAGACTTAGTACAGGTCCAGGGATCCTTACAATCAGCAGAATGAGCCTTTAACGCCCTCATTTGCATTTGTTGTTGTTGCTCGTCAAAAGACTTTCGAGCTTGCTTTATAGACTCTAAAGTTCTAGGATCCTCCTGAGTGCTAGTTGTTATAAAATCTGAGTGTATTACTTTAGATCTTGTCTTGCTTTGCAACCATTTCAGAAGATTCATTTTTTTCCTTTCTCAACAACAACTCTATTTGCTTCTCTTCCGTCCAACCAGGCATTTCATTATTAACATAAACAGAATCCATATCCAATGGCACCGACTTTTTAGCTGCAACTTTAATCTCTTCATACTCTTGCGCACTTATAGGCGATTGAACAGCTTTTTTTGAGACCCTTAAAGCCATGACACCTTTAATTATAGACCAAGGATCTACATCGACGTCGCCCATTGCCTTCTTCATACTAGAACTTAAAGCCTCAGATAAAAGCAACTCTATAAACAACTCACGCTCTTCCTTCTTAGTCTCAGAGTTGAAACACATAGTCGTCTCATTATCCCAAACGACATCATAATTCATGTGCTCCTCACTAAGCTGCTCATCAAGATCATTAACCAGCGCCTTTAATATATCATCAATATGCTGAAAACAAATATTGAAATTGCGCTGATCAACAGCTAATCCAAATTTAACTCCAAGACGCTTGGCAGTTAAATGTTTAACTTTTTTCATTCATCATCCTCTTCTATTGGCTTTCTACCATTTACGATTTCAATTTCAATATTATTAACTCTAACACAACACTTACCGCTAAGAGCATTATTAAAATCATCCACCATCGAATCAAACGACCTGTAAAATGAGTCTTCTACCCCTAACCTTGCATCAAAATACCTTTTTAACTCTATCTCTCTTTCTTCAGTCATTCTTTTACTCAATAGTTTGTAGGCCCATCACTAAAAAAACCACCCAACTTACCAGACCCATACATCACCTCATTATACCTCTTATCCAAATCTTCTGGAGAAGCACCGTCTCTACATCTATGTATAGAAACCGCCAAATAGCGCATTGCATCGCAGTAATGAGATGACCAGTCGTGGCACGGATTGTCCCTGTAGCGTTTATTCTTCTCATCAAATTCGTATCGATATGCTTCAAGTGACTTTAAAAGAGGCTTGCATTTAACCTCATCAATCCATATCTTACTAAAAGCAGAACGAACAGACTCAATACCATCTTCTATCGAAACCCTAGTAGCTATCTTAAAGCGAATGCCAAGCTCTTTGGCTTTCTCAATACGTGTTTGCCCAGATCCCCACTCTTTAACAGAGATATCAAATGGAGCAAAATAATGCCCATACACATAGTCTTTAGATTGTATCACCTTAGCGTAATGCTCTAGGCCTTGTCCTGTATTAGAGTAACAATCTATTATATGGACAAGCGTACCAATACACTGAAACCATATTATACAAGTGGCGTCAGATACTCCAATATCAATAGCGACATTAACAGGAAATCCAGACTGATAAGGCACATGAGTTATCTGCCCATTCAAGTTCATCTTATCTATATATTTACAGTATATAGATCCCTCTATGCCTCTATTAAAATCACAATAATACTCCTGAAGTATCATTTCATCAGAGATTTCACCCTCTATCCCATCGATAGCAGCATCTTCTCTTGCTTCTTTTTTAACTTGCTCTACCGTTATATGCTTTGTATCTTCAATAGTTAACTTATACGCAAACCAATCAGGTGATTCTAGAGCGAAATTGTATAGATTGTAGAAATGGTTACGACCTCGTGGCGTACTAATGAACAGTGCCCACCCGTCAGAGACGCTAAGGATCGGCCTTAAGTACTGGTAGCTCTTTGGATCACTCGTGCTGAACTCACTATACACAATTCCATATGGATTAGTACCCAGCAGTCTGTCGTATGAGTCTGATCCACCCATTTGAAGGATTGACCCGTTAACAAATCGTATCTTCATTTCCTGAGAGTTCTTATTAGCTATAACTTCTGGAGGTATAAAGCTTAAAATAGATGTACCATCAATCATGATGCCATCCCAGATAACTTTACGAGCCTGTGTTAACTTTGGCAGCAAGTAGTAGATAATACAGACCTTTTTCAAGCACTGACGTATGCAAAAATTAAAAGCACAGATGTCTTTACCTGCTCTTCTAGGCAAAACCCCAATAACCCGCTTGTAGCCTTTGTTCTCAAGGGCATCAAGTAACGGAAGCTGGTACGACCTTGGAACAAATTTATTCAATTTGATAATAGTTTCTACGTTTATACCTTTAAAGGTTGTTTTTTCTTCTGGCACCCCATCCCCTATGTGCAATATTCTTGCAAGTTAAACATCTAGTAGATCTTCCTTGTCTCAATTCTCCGCCACAAATAATATGTTCCACCACTACTCCTTTACAATAGTGTCCGGTCCAGCATTAACATGTGGTAATAGCGACTCGTTTACAAAACTTTCACCGCCCAACTCTTTAAGTCTTGCTCTAAAACGATCATCATTCAATAATTTTGAAATAGCTATGCCTTTAGAGTAATCATTATGATTAGCATGATCGAATATATTTATTTCTATTCTTTTGTAAGCAGTGTCCTCAGTAATATATCCACCCCCATCCATTTCAACTGCAAAACAATAGCCTGGAAACTCCTCTGTAAACAATTTAAAAGCATCCATGAGCCTATCTATCGCTCTATGCTCAAGCCCCCAAATCATATAATCAGTAAGTCTTTGGTCTTGAGTTACTTCAACTACTCTTTTAAGAGCCCCCATCTTTATTAATTCTTCTTCTCTTTCTTCGTTTGTCATTTCTTCCCCTGCAAAGCAAAACACCTAGCACAATACGCAATTACCTTCTTGCCACTTATCGAAACAGAGCACGTTTCACGACTACCGCACTTACAGCAGACAATAAACTTACCATTTATGACCGTCTCACTTATTGTCTGAGTATACGTTTCTTGCATCAAAAATTGGCTACAAGAGAAGATTAAAGTTAACGCGATAAGAAACTGTATCATTTTACTTCTCTGCAGCATGAGCAATTTTTAGATGTTAGTCCTCTTTCTTTATTTGTCTCGTACTGCTTCATAACCGTAGCTATAAAGTTATGATTCTCTTTAGGGAATAATTGAAGAGATATAGCGTGACCTGGATGTGTTATATCGTTAATAATCGCCATGATGGAAATTATCGTCTTGGCTTGGTTTAATCTAGCGTTAGTCTCATCATTAGATTTTGCTTCTTCTTCAGTTATCTTAAGCTTTAAAAGTTCTTTACTTAAAGAGTCTAAGTTGGTGTATCCAAGATTAAGCATCTCTCTTATAATGTCTTTAAGTTGCATTACTGTGTATCTTTTACTCATTATTATCCTTCTTCTTGTCAGGAACTATGCCTGAGTTTGGTATTTGGTCCATATGAACATGTATCTCTGTATTGCCAGGGTTGCCAGCAGAGTCAGCGGCGATCTTTGTCTTACGGGCATCGTGGTAACTCTCAGCAGCTTGCCAGTCAGGGTGGTATTGGTGTAATGCGAATGAGGCCATGCCAGCATCATATTTCTTCTCAAGGCCGCGTTGAAGTCGTTTGCTCCCAAGAATATCTTTAGCCTCAGCAAGATATATCTCTAATTCTGGATAAGTCTTCCAAAGCTTTTCCCAAACTTTAGTGGTTATTCCTAAAGCGTAGTGAAATGGTTCTATTCTTAGAGAGCTTTCCCTTTGGCAATAAGCTAATAAATCTTTACCGGTTTTAGTAGCCCAAGCTCTAGTAGTAAAAATGGTGGTATTTGTCTTGTAATTGACGAATTGATCGTGTATTTCAGTAGTTGCGCGATCGCCTATTTCTGTACTGTTGGAATTTTTCTTGTTAGTTTTAGTAATTTTAGCCACATTTTCTCCAGATTTGGATCCCGCAAAGAGTACTGATTAAGTTAGTAATGATTGTGGTCGCGTACTCCTGTGGAGCGGTTATACAATTTACGTTAATCACAATGCGGGATAAGTTATTACTTCAATTCTCTAATGGTGAACTCAGTGCGTGGTCTGCTAGAGTAAACCTTCTTAGCAATTATACTACAAATGAGTGAATCGTCACGAAAAATAATTCTATTGGCACAGTCACAGATGAACTTAACGAGATTGTCGAGATCGGCGCGGTAGTGATGCCATTGTTCTTCGGCAACCTTGTTGGCGCGGGTCTTGGGAACCTCTAAATAGAATGTAACGGTGAGTTCTAATGGGACGGATTCAAAAAGGGGCTCGTTATTGTGTTGGGATTGTAAAGTTATAGAGGCTATGAGTTTTAGGTTCTTCTGGGTATCATATCGCTGGAATTTGTTTTGGCCAACCCTGGCTAGCGGTACGGGTTGACCTTTAAGTATATAAGTCTTAGAACGTAAAGTTTTCATTATTTACTCCTGAAGTTAAAACCTCCAAGTGTTATGAAATTTACGTTAACAGAGTAAATCTTTATTAAAAGTCTGTCATCTAAAAAATAGGATGAGGATCGCTAGATATTTCAACTAGCGCATTATAAGTTTCTTTTATAAATAAAAATTCATCTCTGTTTAAAGGAGAATGGGATATTTTTTTAATTGTTACTATTAATTCTGTTAATTCTTCCGAAGAAAATTTTGCATTTAAAATCTTTTTAATATTTAAAGGCTCCCAAGAAAGAATATTTAAAGGCAAATAGATTTCTCCGTTTAAAATAAATGAAAGCAAAAATATTAAATTGAAGGGCATTACAATTTTAGTTAAATTAGGGGTCCAGCTTCTATTTGCTATTTCTTCTATTGCTCCATGCAAGCAACAATAAAGATGAATTGTTTTTTCTGAGTCTTTTAAATTAAAAACTTCTATATTAAGTAAATTTTTAACATTTGCTATTAATGCTCTTGCGAAATTTATATCATTTTCTTTAAAAATTTTATTTGAACTGCAAATGTCCAAAATCACAAAAGCTTGCGCGCATCTATGATCAATAAATTTAACAGCTTTAAAAATAATTTCTTTTTCGAATTCTTCCGTTTTCATTCATCTTCCTTGAAATGCACCCTTAAAAATGGGTATTTTTTGAACACTATATCTCTTACTTCATCAGATACGTCTTCTTGTTCTAATGCCCACTTAAACTCTGGTGATATTTGATACCCAAATAAATGAATGAATCTTTGTCCTTCTGGACTCTCTATCCACTTAATGCCTTTTTTTATCTCACTGTATGGATCTTTTTCTGGCTCTGAATCTATCCAAGATAACTTTTGTTGCTCTAATCTAATTTTTTCCATAGTAGAAATATATGGCCTTTTTGGCTCGCTACTTTTAACAGGATATGTCATTTGTCATACCTTTGCGCAAATACTCTTCTCTTAAAACATAAGACTTACGCCAAAATGGCTTAATTCCATATTGCTTACAATACTCATTCGCTGCCCATATCAAAAATGCAAACTTGTTAATAACCCCAGGAGTCCCATTGAGAACCTTCAAAGCCCAATCAATAGCACTATCCTTGAAAGCTTTAAGTTTTACCTTCTGCAAGTAAGTTAAACCAAATCTTTCAACTGCAGAAACTACCTTAGGGGAATCTTCTTCCCATGCTTGTGCTTGGCTACAAAAGACTTCGTCATCCTGAGGAATCTTATAAAAACTTCTCAATCTAAAATACTCACTCCATTTTACCTTTATATTAAGCCTTTTGCAATATTCATTGGCTTTCTTAACCATAAATCCAAACTCGAAAGTAATCTGCGATCGTGAAGAATTTAAAGCTTTCAATGCAAAATCCAAAGCCTCATATGGGAATATGCCAAGCTTTATCCTGCC